TGGTGCGCTATGACAAATAAAACGTTCGAGCCGGGGACGGCGTATTCCAAGTACGACCTAGATAACGATGGAACAATTACGGACCAAGAGCTCGCGGCTGCTAAAGAAATTGGAGAAGCAGAAGCGCAGATTAGAAAGCTTAGAGCGCAAAAGCACATGGCTGTTGTGGCTCTCGGTGCTTGCCTTGGTTTTACCCTTCTTCTTGTCACTCCTGCGGTATCTGTCGAGCGGGTAGACGCGCTTTCTGATTTGTTTGGTTTGTTTTACATATCGATGGCCGGGATAGTGGGCGCGTATATGGGAATATCAGCATGGATGTCACGAAAATAAAAGACATAGGGGAAAAGTGGTCTTCCGCCGGGGCTGCCTGTCTACTGACCATGGTGCAAGGTAATGTTTTAGCTCTTAACTTCCCGCATTGGATTACCGCAGCAAAAACCGCTTCAGGTGCGACTATTATCTATCTGATTTGTTTGTATCTTCCTAAGATTGGCGAGTGGCTGAAAACAAGGCTAGGCGGATCGGTTTTGATTGGTATTGCTACGTTTTTTGCTGACCTTGGTGTGCATCCGACACACTTTGGTTATTGGTGGACTGAAGCATTGGTTACAGCGATAGGCGCGACTGTCGTATCGTTTTTACTTTATAAACAGCTTAACAGGGTATAAGATAAAATGCGGGAAATCTTAGGAGGAACCCCATGTTACAAGCACTAATTGGTCCTGTATCTGGTCTGTTAGACAAGTTTATCGAGGACAAAGATCAAAAGGCTGCTTTGGCGCACGAGATTGCGACCATGGCAGAAAAACAAATGCACGAGCAGACGATGGGTCAGCTCGAAGTAAACAAGGCCGAAGCCGCACACCGCAGCATCTTTGTTGCGGGGTGGCGACCGATGGTGGGTTGGGTATGTGCCGCCGCGTTAGCGTATCACTTTATCTTATATCCGCTGGTTGTCTTTATTTTGGTTTCTTTCCAAATAACCGGTCTTCATCCAAGTGACTTGCCGTCGTTTGACATGGACAGCCTGATGACCGTTTTGTTGGGTATGTTGGGCCTTGGTGGCTTGCGTACTTATGAAAAAGCGAAAGGCGTAGCGAAATGACTTTTAAACTATCACAGCGCAGCTTAGGCAAGCTGGAGGGCGTCGACGAGCGCATGGTTGCAGTCGTGAAGTACGCGATTGGTGAAACCAAGGTAGACTTCGGCGTAATCCAAGGGCTACGCACTATGGAAGAGCAGCGGGCCTTAGTAGCAAAAGGGGCCAGCCAAACCATGAAGTCCAAGCACCTCGAAGGCGAAGCCGTAGACCTTATGGTCTATTTGGGTTCGAGGGGGTCGTGGGAACTAAATCTGTACGACGAAGTCGCGGACGCCATGAAAAAAGGTGCGGAAGCGTGTGACGCGGGCATCCGTTGGGGGTGCGCTTGGCACATTCCAGACATCCGTGCATGGGACGGAACGATGGAAGAAGCGATGAACGAGTACATTGACCTGCGTCGCTCGCAGGGACGTCGCCCCTTCCTAGATGGTCCTCACTTCGAACTCGCATAAATATCTAGTTTGTCCTAGCATATCTTATACCACATGTGCTAGGATCGTCGTACATGTTGTACGATAATATGAGAGGACTGGATGGATGAAATATACATTGCCGAGGCGGTGTTTCGGATAATCCGAGAACGTCGCCAAGGCTGCGTCGACTTTATGCAAAATGGCAATGTGAAGTCGATGGAGCATTATCGTGAGCTCATTGGCAACCTAGGATGCCTTAATCACGTGGAACAGGAACTCAAGAGCCTGCTAGATAAACAGGAGCGATCAAATGACTGAATCAGCTAAAATTGATTTGGTTGCCGCCGCAGAGGGCGTAGCCGCAATGGCAAAAACTTCTGGGGAAGCTGAAAAGCCAAACCTCGCCGACGCTTACGTCGAAAAACCCCGCCTAAATCCAGACGCGATTGGTGTGGGTCTTCTTGAAAGAATGCCCGCCCCTACCGGGTGGCGCATCTTAATCCTACCTTACCAAGGAAAATCAAAAACCGCGGGAGGTATCTTTCTTCCTAGCGAAGTCCAAGAGAAGAGCAACATCTCTACGCAGGTAGGTTATGTCCTAAAAGTCGGTCCCTTGGCGTACAAGGACACCGAAAAGTTTCCGTCCGGTCCATGGTGCGAAGAGAAGCAGTGGGTAATGTTTGCTCGCTATGCTGGCTCGCGCTTCCAGATCGATGGCGGAGAAGTCCGTATTCTCAATGATGACGAGATACTCGCGACTATTTTGGACCCTGAAGACATCCATCATTTGTAAAGGTGAAACATGGCTGACAAAGACGAAGACCAGATTGAACTGGATTATGAAGAGCAGGGCACTGAAGTCGAAGTAGAGGCGCAAGCCGCTGACGACGGCGACGACGGTTCTGATGAAAATTTCCGTAAGGCGGAGACGGCTACGCAGAAGCGTATCGACCGCCTGACTAAGAAAATGCGCGAAGCTGAACGCCGTGAGCAGGAAGCTATTCGTTACGCGCAGGCTATCCAGACAGAGGCTCAGACGCTCAAGGAGCGTATGAACTCGATGGATAACAACTATGTAAACGAGTACACCAGCCGCGTGGCTACGGAAATCCAACAGGCCGAGAATGAATTGGCCCGTGCGATTGAGGTTGGTGACGGTAAGGAGGTTGTGGAAGCACAGCGCAAGCTGACGGGTTTGACCATTCAAGCAGACCGTGCGCAGCAGGCAAAATCACAACAAGAGCGGTATTTGAAGGAGCAACAAGCTGCGGCGCAGCACCAAGCGCGTCAACCGATGCCTGCTCAACAGCCGCGTCGCCCTGATCCCAAAGCAGAACAGTGGGCGCTCAAAAACTCATGGTTTGGTCAAGACGAAGCCATGACGTATGCAGCGTTTGGGATACATAAAAAACTCGTCGAAGACGAAGGGTTTGACCCGCAGAGCGATGATTACTATACTGAACTCGACCGACGCATTGCCGACAAGTTCGGTGGCGGCGGAAAATCGGCCAATAAACGTACCGCTCAGACGGTTGTTGGCGCTTCGAGAACCTCAAATACTGGGCGCAGTGGGAAAAAGGTTCGACTCACCCCGAGCCAAGTCGCAATAGCGAAAAAATTGGGTGTGCCGCTTGAAGAATATGCGAAATACGTGAAGGAGTAGAAAGATGAGTGACCCAGCTAAACAAGGTGGAACCACCATCAATCGTGCTTCTCGCGCTAACCAAACCCGGGAGAAACAGGCCGTTCGTAAGCCTTGGGCTCCCCCGTCGATGCTAGATGCACCGCCTGCGCCGGATGGCTTTAAGCATCGTTGGATTCGCGCCGAAACGCGTGGTTTTGACGATACGAAGAACATTAGTGCAAAGCTTCGTGAAGGTTGGGAATTGGTCCGTGCGGACGAATATCCTGATTTTGAGGCTCCCGTTGTGGAATCAGGTAAATATGAAGGTGTGTTTGGAGTAGGCGGACTGCTTCTCGCTCGTATTCCGGAGGAGACGATTGCAGAACGTAGCGATTACTTTAACCAACGTAACCGTGACCAGATGCAAGCAGTCGATTCTGATATGATGCGCGAGAATGCACATTCGACTATGACGATCAGCAAGCCTGACCGTCAATCTCGTGTAACCTTCGGTGGCCCCAAAACGTAGGGCTGCCCCAATAGGGGAAACCTAAAATGGCAAATCAATCTACTGCCTATGGTCTACGTCCTATCGGGCTAGTTGGTAGCGGTGCAAACTCGACGGGTGTAACCCAGTACGAAATCGCTTCTGACAACACTAACGCGATCTACCAGTATGGTATCGTTGTTCCAACTGCGGACGGCGTTATCGACTATGCTGGTGCCACTAATGGTGGCACTACGCAGGCGCTTGGTGTCCTGATGGGTGTGGAGTACCACGATTCCGTACAGAAGAAACCTGTATGGCTCAACTACTGGCCCGGTTCCGGTTCTGTCAGCGTTGACACGAACTACCCTGTAAAGGCGTTCGTTGCGGACAATCCGAACCAGCTGTTCAAAGTAGCTTCTGACGCGTCTCTGACTGACCGTGCGACTGCTCTTGCAACTGTGTTTGCAAACGCATCGCTGGGTACGTCGGCTCGTACCGGTTCTACCGATACTGGCTCGTCTAACTCCGCTTTGAGCGTTTCCTCCGTTGCGACTACGGCTACTTTGCCGCTACGCATCGTGGGTATCATGGATGACGAAGCAAACAGCGACTACACTGCCGCTGGTATTCCGCTTATCGTTCGTCTGAACGCGCACTTCAACGCTGGAACCCGCCGGTTTGATTCTCAAACCACTGCGGACTCCACCGGCATTTAAGGAGGGCTTAATCAATGGCTATCTCTCGCGCACAACTAGCGAAAGAGCTGGAACCCGGCCTTAATGCCTTGTTCGGGCTCGAATACAACCGTTACGAGAATGAGCATTCTGAAATCTTCGAAGAAGAGTCATCTGACCGTGCCTTCGAGGAAGAAGTTATGCTGGGTGGTTTTTCGACTGCTCCTACGAAATCTGAAGGCGGAGCCATCAGTTTCGACGAAGCACAAGAAACGTACACTGCTCGTTACACTCACGAAACTATCGCGCTTGCGTTCTCGATCACTGAAGAGGCTATCGAAGATAACCTTTATGATCGTCTCGCATCTCGCTACACCAAAGCTTTGGCTCGCTCAATGGCTCAGACCAAGCAAATCAAAGCTGCTTCCATCCTGAACAACGCGTTCTCGACTGGTAGCCCTGTTGGTGACGGCGCGGCGCTATGTTCGGCAGCTCACCCATCTTTGTCTGGTAACCAGCGCAACTTGCTGTCTACCGCGGCTGACCTCAACGAAACTTCGCTTGAGCAGATGCTGATCGACATTGCTGGTCTGACTGACGAACGCGGTCTGAAGATTGCTGTTCGCGGCATGAAGCTTATCATTCCGAAAGAGCTTCAGTTCATCGCAGAGCGAGTTATCAACTCGAACCTGCGCTCTGGCACCGCAGACAACGATCTGAACGCGATGAAAACAATGGGTATGTTGCCTGAAGGTGCAGTGGTTAACCACTTCCTAACAGACACAGACGCATTCTTCATCAAGACTGACGCTCCAAACGGCTTCAAATACTTCAACCGTTCGCCAATCAAAACGGCAATGGAAGGTGATTTTGACACCGGTAACATGCGCTTTAAAGCGCGTGAGCGTTACAGCTTCGGCGTTTCTGACTGGCGTTGTGTATTCGGGACTCCCGGCGCAGCGTAATTTGTGTTATAAGGGAATTGGTTTTTTCATAAACCACCTCCCTGAATACAAACTAGGGGCCACTTATGTGGCCCCTTTCTTTTTGTTCGAAGATGGGTTATAGTTTTTTCAGGGCTTAACATATTAGCTTCGTAGACAGGTATCGGCCCTCCTGACGTTGCACAGACTACGAGGCGAAACCTTGTGCAAGGGGTATTAATATGGCTTCAACTACATTCTCAGGCCCAGTGACATCTACCGCTGGCTTTATTAGCGGATCAGATTCTCTTGTTGCTGTGGCAGCAGACGTTACTTTGACGGCAGCGTCACATGCTGGTCGCACAATGAACTTAAACATTGCTTCAGGTGCTACCGTAACTCTTCCGGCGGCAACAGGAACTGGAAATACATATCGTTTCTTTGTTCAAACAACTGTGACTTCAAACGATTACATCATCCAAGTTGCAAGCGCTGACGACACAATGTCAGGCGTTGCAGTGGTTGCAAACGATAGCGATGCTACAGCATCTATCTTTGAAACAGCAGCGGACTCAGACACAATTACGCTAGATGGCTCTACGACGGGTGGTATTCTAGGTGGGCAAATTGAGCTTCAAGATGTTGCATCTGGTAAGTTCCGTGTTCTTATCAATCAGGCAGCGACAGGAACAGAAGCAACTCCCTTTAGTGCAGCCGTTTCATAGGTGACGCATGGGTAAGCTACACATGATGAACCCTCGAAAGAGGGTTCGCGCACGAAACTCAGACGGTACACTTAAAGCAGGTGATCCTTCTACGCCTGATGTAAAGGAGGCGTGGGAAGAAAAGCCTGTGAAAAAGCGTCGTTCTACAAAGAAAAAGGATTGATAGATGAACAGTTTATCTCAGATTTATCAGGTCAGTCGTCGTGAATCAGGTTTTGCTGTTCTTGGTCCTCATAGGCTTAAAGAGTTCTCACTTGTAGGAACAGCAAGCGCTGGTAAGTTAACTGTATACGACACAGACACCGCTCCTGTATCCGGCACTTATGGTCAATCAGGTACAACCGTCACAGTCACAGACACTACTCACGGACTTTCGACAGGTGACGTTGTGGGTATTTGTTTTGAAACAGGAACAGGTGGGACAGCTACATCTGGTAATTATAGCATAACTGTAGCTGATGCAGATACTTTTACTGTCACGATGCTGAATGCAGATACGATCACTGATGATCCAAGCTGTCATTATGTTGCAAATAGCGGGTCTCAACAAGAGAAGCCAAAGCGGTGGTTAATGTGTAAAAACATTGCCGCTAGTGATACGTTTGCAAACGTGTTTCAAGTTCCCAACAGTGGGTTTTTAACGAGATTAGGCACATACTTCTTAATGAGCAATCTGTCTGAAGCAGATGTATTCTATGAGTAAGTCATGGCTTCCACAAAAGACGTAAAGCGACTGCCTTCCGGGAGAATAAGTTATAGAGGTGAAACCTTTGCCGGGTACAATAAACCCAAACGCACACCCGGAAAAGCTAAGAAAAGCGCAGTTCTCGCTAAAAAAGGCGATCAAGTTAAACTTGTCCGCTTTGGAGATAGCAAGATGTCGATTAAGAAAGATCAACCAAGCCGCCGTAAGAGCTTCCGTGCAAGACACAGTTGCGACACGGCTAAAGACAAATTCAGTGCAAGATACTGGTCCTGTAAGGCGTGGTAAGATGAATGTAGAAGAAGTATTAAAATTACTCGAAAAGCACGAAGAAGAGTGCAACCGTCGTTATGCAAAGATTGATTCGCAGCTCGACAAGCTGGATTTACGTCTTTGGGGAATTGCCGCATTAATTATAGCTTCTGCGGTAGCGGAAAGGTTTATCTAGTGGCCTATTCGCGCAAGTCTAAAAAGTCCTCGTCTAAAAGTAAGGGAAGCAAAATATGTCCCGCAGGCAAGGCTTGGGCGGAGCGCACGTTTGACACTTACCCTTCGGCTTATGCAAACATGGCTGCGTCGAAGTATTGTAAAGACCCCAATTACGCCAAAAAAGCGAAGGGGAAGAAAAGTGGGTGAGTTGAAGAAATGGCGGGACCAAGACTGGGTAAGGATTGGAGCCGACGGCGAAATCAAAGGTAAATGCGGTACTTCAAAAAATAAGAAGAACCCTGATCGCTGCTTGCCCCGCAGCAAAGCTGAAAGTCTTACGAAGTCTGAGCGGGCTGCTACGGCTCGTAAAAAGAAGCGAGAAGGCTCTAAGGGGAAGCAGGTTGTATCGAATACTAAAAAGGCAAAAGTAACGAACATGGCACTTGGCGGTGCGGTGGGTGAAACGAAGCCTAAACGCCCTTTTCGTGGTAAATCGCAGGCGGGTACTGCGGTTGCTAGGGGTTGCGGGGCCGTGATGAACGGTCGGCGCAAGAGAACGAAAGGTTCGGTAACGCAGGCATGAACTTAGCTTTTCTGACGCCCTCCCTTGAAGTAGAAAAAGCAGTTCATCGGGAATTGATTGACTGGTCGTCAGAAGTTTTGTCAAAAGCCAGTCCGCATTTTAATAATTTACCTCCTTGCCCATACGCACAACAGGCTTGGGCGGACGACCGCGTAGCGGTTATGTTCAAATACGAAAGCAACAAGCAGTGTTTGTACAGCACCGTATCGCGATATGACGATAATTTTGATTTAGCCATTATTGTTGACTTTACGTTCGAAGAGGACCCAGAACTTTTCCACACATACCTAGACGAGATGAACGATGTCATTGCGGACGGTATGTTTATTGATAAAGACATCTGGGTTATGGGTTTTCACCCGCATGACGAGGAAAGCGAGTTCATAGAAGATATGGACTTTGAACCTCATGTGGATGCTGAATATGCCATGATTTTTGTGCAGCGTTTGTCAAAACTACAAGAAGCGGCAGACAAGCTGGATAAAAAAGGCTATTATGACACGTATAATAGCCAGTATAACGCCCGTGAAATCTATGAAAAGCGGGAACGCCTATATAGGAGATTGAAAGATGGCAATGAAACCACGTAAGAAAGCGCCTGTCAAAAAGATGCGTGGCGGCGGTATGGTAAAGAAAATGCGCGGCGGTGGCATGGTAAAGAAAATGCGCGGCGGTGGCATGGTTAAAAAGATGCGCAAAGGCGGCATGGTGAAGAAGAAGAAGTAAGGTGGCTACATCAGGAAGCACAGATTTTGAGCTAGACGTCGCTGAGTACGTCGAGGAAGCGTTCGAGCGTTGTGGTCTTGAGGTTCGTACTGGTTACGACCTAAAGACGGCAAAGCGTTCGCTTAATCTGTTGCTTGCAGATTGGGCGAACCGCGGTTTGAACCAATGGACAATTAAACAACGCACAGTCACACTAGCGATTGGCGACGGCGAATATGATCTGGGTACAGATGTAATCGACGTTCTGTCGGTTATTGTGCGTCGTGACGGTACAGACTACTCGTTGGAACGTTTGAGCCGGGATGAATACCTTACAATTCCGACAAAAACCACGCAGGGACGACCAAACCAGTTTTTCTTGGATCGTCAGCTAACTCCAAACCTAAAAATATGGCCTACGCCTGAAAACACCACCGATGTTGTGATTTACGACGCGTTGACCCGCATGGATGACGCAGATGTTTACACAGACACAATGGATATGCCGTTTCGGTTCTATCCCTGTTTGGCGGCGGGCTTGGCCTACTACATTGCTTTGAAGCGGGCACCTAATCGTGTGCAGTTGCTCAAGGCTGTATACGAAGAAGAGTTCGAACGCGCTGCAACCGAAGACCGCGACCGGTCGTCGTTCAACGTCGTTCCGAAATACGAATATTATGGGACGGGGTAGATGGCTAAGTTTGCTTCGGGAAAAGATTCGTGGGCAATATCTGACCGCTCTGGGTTTCGTTATCCTTATAGGGTAATGAAGCGCGAGTGGAATGGTTTGCTTGTGGGTCCCGACGAATATGAGCCAAAACACCCGCAGCTTGGACCGTTTCGCAAGGTTGTAGACCCGCAGGCTCTTGATAATGCAAGACCTGACCGTATTGAGCCACTGGATGTATTTGTTGGTGTCCCTCTTGTAGAGGCACCAAACCTTCGTCCGCCGCAGGCATTTGGTAAAGTTGGGCAAGTTACGGTGAGTACGTCATGAGCTTTACATACGATGAACTAAAACAGGCCATTCAGGACTACACCGAGAACGACGAAACGTCTTTTGTGACTAATTTGCCGTTATTTATCCGTCAGGCGGAGGAGCGCATTCTTAAAAATGTGCAATTAAGCCTGTTTCGGAAGAATGTAGGCGGTACTTTGACGGCTTCGAACAAGTATTTGGCCTGTCCAAGCGACTTTTTGGCTCCATTTTCGCTTTCTTTCGTTAATTCAGACAGCGATCACGTGTTTTTGGACTTCAAAGACTCCGATTTCGTGCAATCCTTCAATCCGAACGCGGCTACGACGGGAAATCCACGTTATTACGCTGTTTTTGACGTAAATAACTTCATTTTGGGCCCGACACCGGACGCAAGTTACGATGTGGAGCTTCATTACTTCTATCGTCCGCTGAGTTTGACGCAATCTGGCGGCAGCGGCACGACATGGCTGAGTGAAAACGCTCAGTTGGCGCTTTTGTACGGCAGCTTGATCGAAGCTTACATCTTCATGAAGGGCGAGCCGGATATAATGCAACAATACGAGAAACGGTTTGCTGAAGCAATTACTGGACTGAAAATGTTCGGCGAGAGCAAAGAAGTTACCGATGAATATCGTACTGGTATGGTTGTGAGGCCAAAACAATGAGTTTTCCAGCATTAGATATGAATATTGACCCCGGTTTTACGGTGGAGGTACACACCACCAGCGGTCGCGGGTTTACTCCAGAAGAAATCGCTGAACGTGCGGCTAATAAGATTATCTCTATTAGCGATGACGCGAGCCCTGCTATTCGGGCACAGGCACATGCCTTTCGCAAGCAAATTGTAAAGCTTTTAGAAATTTACACGCGCGAAGCGATAAAAAGTGATAGAACCACTGTGTACAACGCGCTAACCGACGCAGGCCACAAGGAGCTTGCTGAACTGATAAGGAGACTGTGACATGGCTTTCTCAGGAAACTACATGTGTACATCCTTTAAGAACGAGCTTCTTTATGGTGTACACGACTTTGATGCCTCGACGGGCGACACTTTTAACATCGCGCTTTATACGAGTTCCGCGACGCTAGATGCGTCGACGACTGCGTATTCGGCAACGAACGAAACCAGTGGCACCGGTTATTCGGCGGGCGGTCAGGCTTTGACCAACGTAAACCCGACGACTTCTGGTACGACGGCTTTCACTGATTTTGCAGACGAGACTTTCACGACTGCAACAATTACTGCGCGTGGCGCGTTGATTTATAACACAACTCCAAACACAGATTCGCTTTCGGTATCTAACCCGGCAGTGGTTGTTTTGGACTTTGGCGGGGACAAGACGTCCACCGCTGGTGATTTTACCATTGTGTTTCCGACCGCAGACGCAAGTAATGCGATTATTCGGATAGCGTAATGACCGATGTCGTCGTCCCATTAACCGGTTGGGGCCGGGGAACATGGGGCCAGCTTGGCTGGGGCGAAGCCTCTATAACCAATGCTGGGGCGGCAGGAGAAGTAGGTTTAGTAACCGTTGTTGCGGAAGCAAACGTACCGGTTACTGGCATATCGGCGACAGGTAACGTTGGCTCCGTAACGGTAGTTGCAGACGCTAACGCTTCTGTCACTGGTGTTGCTGGCACGGGTCAGGTTGGCTCTGTCAGTGTCATCGGCGAGGCCAACATAGACGTGACCGGCGTTGCCGGTACTGGCCAAGTCGGTTCCGTCGCCATTGAGGCTGACGCAAACGTCTATCCAACCGGACTGACTGCGACAGGAGCCGTGGGCTCTGTTTCGGTTACCGAAGATGCAGACGCTGACGTTACGGGAGTTGCCGGAACTGGCGAGGTAGGCACTGTTAGTGTCGATGCCGAGGCCAATGTTCCGGTTACGGGCATTGCTGCAACCGGCGGGGTTGGTAGTGTTACCGTAGATGCGGGCGCTATCGTAAATGTAACAGGAGTGAGTGCGGCAACTGGGGTTGGTAATGTACTTGTATATGGCCGGATTGTTCCAGATCAAAATCCGAGTTATAGTGAGGAAACACCAAGTCAAAGTCCAACGTGGTCTGGGGAAACACCCAGTCAAAGTCCAACGTGGTCTGAGGAAACACCCAGTCAAAGTCCAACGTGGTCTGAGGAGTCGCCAGCACAGAATGCAAATTGGACGCGAGTGGCGGCGTAGAGGAATAAAGAGATGCCAAGCACCTATACAGTTAACCTCGGTATCGAGAAACCGGCAACCGGTGAACAGTCGGGTACTTGGGGTGATACCACAAACGTGAACTTCGATATTCTGGACCAAGCTATTAACGGTGCGGTCAGCATTACGCTTGCTTCGGCAGGAACGTCCGGTTCTCCAAATACTTTGGCTATCAGTGATGGCGCGGTATCCGATGGTCGCAACAAGTGGATTGAGTTCACTGACGGCGGCGATCTTGGTGCAACGGCGTATGTCCAGCTTACGCCGAACGATGCTGAAAAGATTGTTCTTGTTCGCAACAGTTTGTCGGGCAGCCGCTCGGTAATTCTATTTCAAGGCACTTATGACGCGGGCCGCGATGTAGAGGTTCCGGCGGGCGTTGACATGCTTGTTAAGTTCAGCGGTGGCGGCGCGACTGCGACGACAACCAACGTCTTCCAACGTTTGCGCGTTGAAGAGCTGAACATTGCAGGCACGACCACTGTTGATGGCGTTATTGACGACGACACGATGGCGACGGCGTCTGAGACTAAGCTTGCGACGTCTGAATCAATCAAAGCCTATGTTGATGCGCAGGTCACGGCGCAGGATTTGGACTTTGCTGGCGACAGCGGCACGGGTGCTGTCGATCTGGACAGCCAGACACTCACCATTGCAGGTACTGCCAATGAGATTGAGACCTCGGCGTCGGGTCAGACCCTCACGGTTGGTTTGCCTAATGCAGTGACCATTACGTCGCTGACAGCAACCTCTGCAGACATCAACGGCGGCACCATCGACGGGGCTACCATTGGTGGAAGTTCTGCGGGAGCCGGGACATTCACAACGCTGAACGCGTCTTCGGGGACCATTTCAGGCGATCTTACTGTAGACACCAACACCCTGTACGTGGACAGCACGAACAACGGTGTTGGCATTGGGACAACTAGCCCAAATTATGAGTTAGACATAGTGGGCGAGGTGGTTGCGGACAAATTGCGCATTCGACGTGATAGTGATGGAAATGAAACTTTACACTTTATAGACGGAGAAGGAACAGCCTCTGGCGATATTAGATATAATAACTCTTCTGGAAACCGAGGTCACGATTTTTGGACGAATAACGGTTCGGATGTAGCCTCACGAGTTCGCATTACCGGCGCGGGTAATCTCGGCATCGGAACTACAAGTCCCTCAGCACTCCTTGACGTGGCAGGTGACGCAGAAATTAACGGACTGATCGTGGGGCATGGTGCCGGAGACATAAACACGAACACAGCCGTTGGTGCTCAGGCACTGGAGGAAAACACCACAGGCTCCGTCAACACAGCCGTTGGTCGAGAGGCACTGGAGGATAACACCACAGGCAATAGCAACACAGCCGTTGGTTATAAGGCATTGGAGACTACCACCACAGGCAGTAGCAACACAGCCGTTGGTCTTCGAGTACTGGAGGCTAACACCACAGGCTTCAGTAACACAGCCGTTGGTCGAGAGGCACTGGCGGATAACACCACAGGCACTAACAACACAGTCGTTGGTTATCAGGCATCGGAGACTACCACTACAGGCAGTCGCAATACTGTTTTAGGCTATAGCTGTGACCCTTCCGCAGCAGATGGAAACGACCAAGTGGTGGTTGGTTATAACCTGACAGGCAAGGGTGACGACACAGCGTTTATTGGTGGCACGAACGGGGCGTATAACGAAAAGAACGTCACCACATGGGAAACCACCTCGGACAGGCGCATCAAGAAAAACATTGCAGACAACAACGATGGCCTGAATGTCCTCTCTCAAGTGCGAGTGCGGAACTTTGAGTATCGCGCACCAGATGAAATCACTGAACTGCCCAGCCATGCCTCCGTCGAACAGGACGGTACGCAGATTGGTGTAATCGCACAGGAACTCCAACAGGTTCTGCCAGAGTGTGTAAGCGAGAACAGCACAGGCGTCCTGTCGGTCAACACAGACCCGCTTGTCTGGTATCTCATCAACGCGGTCAAGGAACTCAAAGCCGAAATCGAAGAGCTGAGAGGTAATTAACATGGAACATACGGCAGAAGAAATCGCACGCCACTACAGTGCAGCGATGGACAGCGTGAACCTGCTCAATACTGGCAAGCCTTCTGACATGGATGACGCCGAGTGGGCCGACATGGTGGACCGGAATGTCGAACACCTGAAGATCATGGTGGCCAAAGACTTCTGGACGACTGAAGACTTGACCCCTTTCAACGATGCAATCGCTGCAAACGAGGCCGCATAATGGCTGCGAAGTTATTCCGTAGGTGATGTGATATAATATGGACATCGGAGATTATTCCGGCTGGGCTGAAAAGGACGCTGCGGTGGAAACGGTTGTGCAGATATGGCCTGTCATCAGCGGGGGCGTGTTCGTTATTGCACTGATGATTGCATGGCGGGCGGAAATTACAGTGCGGGTGAAAGTGCTCGAAGAGAAGGTGCAGGCCATTTTTGACCTGCTGAATAAGCGATGAGCAAATACAAGCCTTTATGGACATGCTGACAAAATCGTTGGAAGCTGATACAACTGAAGATGTAGCAGCCGAGTAACATGCCGGGAGTAACGAATGCCTCTGACCAAACTCCAGTTCCGACCCGGAATAAATCGTGAAACCACCTCCTACTCTAACGAGGGCGGGTGGTTTGATATGGACAAGGTCAGGTTTCGTTTTGGTTTTCCAGAGAAAATTGGTGGGTGGCAGAAAACTTCTCGCACCTACTTTTTAGGTACATGTCGTGCGTTGCACCCGTGGGTCGCGCTCGACGGTTCGCGGTATTTGGGCGTTGGTACGCACCTCAAGTATTACATTAACGAGGGCGGCGGGTATTTCGATATTACGCCCATTCGTGCAACTACGGCTGCGGGCGACGTAACTTTTTCGGCTGTGGCAAACACGCTTGGTGCGGATGTTGCGATAGACGACACCACAATTACGCTGACCAGTAGTACGGGTTTCCCTGAGACAGGCGTAATAAAGATTAATGACGAAATTATTCGCTACGCTGCGATTACTGGTAATGACCTAACAGGGTTAGAACGTGGGTATGATAGTACTACCGAAGCATCGCATACGTCTGGAGACAGCGTAAACTGCGCCACGATCCAAGTAACTGATACAAATAATGGTGCCGAGGACAATGCTTTCGTTTCGTTTTCTGGTGCGTCTACGTTGGGCGATCAGATTACCGCAGATGTTTTGAATCAAGAATATCAGATCAGCCGCCGTGTGGATGAAAACATTTATCTGATTGAAGCTCGAACTGTTACTCCGTTAAGCAACGTCACAACAACTACTGGATACAGTCCAACGTATGTTTTTGCTACGACCTCGGACAGTGGATCAGGTGGTGCGAGTGTCGTAGGAGCGTATCAGATCAACGCAGGCTTGGACACCACGGTTGTTGGTACTGGTTGGGGCGCGGGCACTTGGTCGCGGGGCACTTTCGGGTCTGGTGCTTCCCTGTCTGTGTCGGGTTCAACCTTGCGTATTTGGAGTCACGATAACTTTGGTGAAGACCTTATTATTAACGTTCGTGACGAGGGTATTTACTATTGGGACAAAACCAACGGTTTGACAACACGCGCTGTTGAGCTAAAAGATTTGGCTGGTGCGGACAGTACAACGCCGACGATTGCCAAAAAGGTTTTGGTTTCGGACCGTGACAGACACATTATTGCTTTTGGGTGTGACCCTGAAAACGACATTGGCACACAAGACCCGCTTTTGATCCGCTTTTCTGACCAAGAAAATCCGCTTGTTTGGGCCGCGCAGGCAACAAACACCGCTGGCGACCTTCGGCTGGGTTCGGGGTCCGAGATTGTTAATGCAATTGAGACGCGCCAGCAAATCCTCGTATTTACTGACGTTTCGCTACACGCGATGCAGTATTTAGGACCGCCCTTTACCTTTGGTATTAACTTGGTGTCGGAAAACATTACGATTGCGGGTCCGCTTGCCGCAGTTTCCGTTGAAGACAACGTGTTCTGGATGGGCGCGGAAGAGTTCTACGTCTACGGCGGTACGGTGCAGCGTTTGCCATGCACGGTCCGCGACTATGTGTTTAGCGATTTTAACGAGGGTCAGATTGACAAGGTTACGGCGGCGACAAACACGGCGTATTCTGAAGTTTGGTGGTTTTATCCGTCGGCGAATAGCACTGAAAATGACAGGTATGTGGTTTACAACTACCAGCAACAGATTTGGTACTACGGTACGCTTTCCCGTACATGTTGGTTAGACCGTGGGGTGGACGCGTATCCCGTTGCGGCGTCCACGGACCACGCGCTTTACTATCAGGAGTTTGGTTTGGACGACGGTTCGACCAATCCACCGTCGGCGATTACGTCCTATATAGAAAGCAGTCAGATGGACCTTGGCGAGGGCGATCAATTTGCCTTTGTCCGCAGGATTGTGCCGGATATGACCTTTAGAGACAGTACAAATGAGACGCCGGGGGCCAGTATGACGGTCAAAATGCGTAATTTCCCGGGCGATGCGTATGCCAATAGCACGGCTTCTTCCATAGAAAAGACGGCTTCGGTGCCTGTTGAACAGTTTACCGATCAAGTTCACCTACGTTTGCGTGGCAGATCGTTTGCATTCCGGATCGAAACGACGGATACCGGAGTTGCATGGCGGCTTGGCTCGCCACGTCTTGATATACGTCCGGATGGGAGACGTTAATGTCAAGAAATCTAGTTCGTCCGTTCTTCCCGATCCCTCCCGGTCAGTATACTCAGCAATATTTTGCAGAGTTAGTGCGTTCTTTCTCCACATATTTGGAGCAAATGCAGAACCCGGGTGAGGGGCGACACACGCAACTGGTATTAACCAACCTACAGACTGACGATAGCGGATTAGAGACTGGCGCTCTATTTCAGCAAGATGGATTCGTAAAAATCACGCTTGTTGACACGCCTCATGTTCGTGGTCAGCAAGCAACGGGGGCCGTGGGAGACGTCACGGTAACAACATCCTGAGTGAAAATACAGTAATCACTATGCCAAACGGCAGTAAATGGCTACCTTCTACTAGCGTAGATGTGGTGCATTGTGTTACATGTAGTAATGAGGTGGATACACCGGAAGAAATTGCATCTTA